GGCCAGAGAGCGACCGTCCCCAGAACGGGGACCTTTGGCCAGAAGGCCAAAGCTTACTATCTGGCAACAGATAGTAATCCTGACTTTTTTGTCAGGAGCATTCCTGCGAGTTTCCGCAGGAAACATAGTCTCTTTGGGAGACTTTACCCTGAGGGAAAGATTTACCTCAGAGACTTACACTGGAGTCTCCAGTATAAGTTTATTATGTCCAGGCTTTACTGGACATATTCACTAAATTTCCAGCGGAAGCTTAGTGAGAAACTACGTCACGGACGGCTCCGTGACGTACGTCAGTGGTTTTACACCGCTAACGGAGTTGTCCTCCCGTATCTACTGGAGGATCAAGACGATCTCAAGGTCGTCGATTCCCTGACAAAATATGTCATGGAAGGATGTGCGAGTAACTACTCACACTTCATCTCTTCGCTTAAAACCGCGAAGAAGCTCCTCCGGAAATCCGGAGCAGTTAATGGTATCGGTGATTCCGGTATCCATGTCCCGTTTTCGGGACCTGTACGTCAACACTTGGCGTACATTAAACTGTTTAACGAGACAGTTTTACCCCTTAGAAGGTCTAAGAGGGAGAGGTTTCGAAGCCTCCTTATGTGGACTCAATCTAGAGCCACAGGATTGTGCGATGGCATGATGATTGAGAGGAGCCTAAAGAAATTTAGGGACACGGTTACTGAACCCTGTTTCCCTCTCAATATTGATGTAGGAGTCCTACAATCATGTATCCGTACCGGGAATGTAACCGGTAAGGAGGCTCAGGTCTCAATGGGACCCAAGTCATGTCTCCAGTTTCCTCAGAAACCGGAGAGGTTACCGGATAGGTGTTACCTACCCGGATCCCGCCGGGATATGCTCGGTGGGCAGTCTAGGTATGTCATATACCTAGCCACGAACCGTGTACTACACGGTACGTACGACCTTAAAACCTTGGAGTTTACTCCCTATTTAAGGTCCCGTCCTGTGCGTTCTGCAGAGGACTTAATCTCATGGGCAATCCATGAGATCCTACAGTCTAACTGGAGAATTTCATCAGTTAGATACCACTGCGTCGAGGACCAGTCAAAAGCTCGGTCAATCACAGTGGCTCATTACGCCTATCAGGTCGTAATGGGGGCGTTTTCACACGCTCTGGTCCCAGCAGTCATATCTGCTGAGACTCGTACCGGTCTAACTAAAGACCGGAACCTATGGAGGTTTCTCCATGAGGAGCTCGCGCCGGAGAGTCCGGCGTGGGAGGGGTTCAGGGATGAACCTACCCGCGGGTTCAGTACAGACCTGGAGGCAGCCACCGATTTTGGTAATTGGTGGTTCGCCAAGGCTATTTGGTCGGAGTTCATCCGACAGACCCGAGGGCCGCGTCAGCCAACTGGGCTGATGCTAATCGCGAAGCGTATCTACACTTCGCGTCGACTTGTTTTCTTCAAACAAGCCAAGAACCAGTATGACCGGTTCTACACATCAAGAGGCTTCTTGATGGGGGACTACTTTACCAAGGTAGTCCTAACTATTGGACAAGACTATAACGTACGAAAAGCGTTATTAGATAGTCCACTAGTATCTTATGGGCAAAACCATAAGATCAGTAGGGTTGGATCACTCCAGCCCTATAACCTTGAGACTCTCAAGGAATCCTGCCTCCTCGAGAGGAAGCCGGAGCGGCCCCGGATATCCGGGGCCGCATACACCCTTGTGGGTGACGACGTAGTAATTCTCTACGTCGTATGCACTCCGGGTTTTAGGCTCCAAGGGGCCTTCCAGAGCGCAGCTTCCACCGGAGGGTGGAAGGTTTCGGAAGACGATACATTCGACTCCGACCACCTTCTTTTCTATTGTGAAGAAGGTTCATT